GTGGCCGTGGCGAACGCGCTGTTCATTTCCGTTTCACTTGCGCCAATGCTATTGACGATATCCGGGTTTTCGTCAATGCGCTTCTGCCCACGAACAATTTCCGACGCCGTGTCAGCATGTCCGGTTTTCAGTTGTAGCCCGCCTGCGTAGCCGTACGTACCGGCTTTGACGCCAAGTTGCTTCATGCCAGCTTCGGCCATGGCACCGCCCATGTTCTGCACTTGCGTCATAAGCGCAAGCACTTCGTCTGCGGTTCCCTCTTGGATTTGCTTCGTCAGTTGCGAAGCTTCATCCGGCGTGAACGGCTTCATGTCGCCGACTGGAATGCTGTAGTAATCCGCCACGGTGCGCGCTTCCTTGCCGCGCTGCGCCATACCTTCCGGCGTGAAAATGTCGGACAGCATCGTGTTGCCGACACTCTGCGCAAAACCCATCGGGTTTTCGTCAAGTGCCTTTTCCGTCTGGTTTAGAATGTCTTCGCGCGTCTGCACGTCGCCGTACGCAACGTACGTCGTGTTTCCGCTGAAACGTCCGCCAAGCTTGTTGTAAAGCTGTTGCAGCGTCAAAGCGCCGCCGTCTGGACGATAGAACTCCGTCGGGTTTGCCGACGCCGCGCCCGGCATAAGCGCAGCGGCACTCTGGTTCGGGTCTTGCGCCATGCCTTTCAAAAGCGTCGTTACTCCGCCGCCGCCCAAAAAGTGCGCCATGTACAGTTCGCCGTCTGTCGGTTCGCGCCCGGTGACATTGCGGATAATGGCGGCGTTCTCCGCCGCGTACGCGGCAGACAGCAGGATCGACACTTTCGGGTTTCCACGCAGCGCCAAAAGTTCCGCGTCGGACATGGTAGACATGTCGATACCCGTTACCGACTTAACGACGGCAACGTTTGTCGGATTGCGCCCCAACGCAAGCATCGTCCCGTTGACAATCTGCCCGACGCCCTGCGCACTGGACGCGCCCGCGAGGTTCTTAACGTTGTAGTCGATTTCCCCGTTAGGGCCGGGCTTAAGCTGATTGCCGTACTCGCGCCCCACCATACCCGCCAGATACGACGTTGATATGCCGTACGACGTCGCCGCTTCGTCAATCGACGTCACGATGACTTGCGGTAGACCGGCCACGCTTCCGCTGTTGCCTTTGGTTTCTTCGATAAGGCTACGTTGTTCGCTTGGCGGCAGTCCCCGGCTTTGGCGCAGAATTTCTTGGTCACGTGCGATACGCGCCATCCGCGCCTGCGTGACCGGGTTGCCCGACTTGTCTACCATCGACTGTGCCGCGCGGATTTCGTCCTCTGGCAGCAGCATCGTAACGTCGGTCGCGAGGCCTTCAAGGAACTCGACTGCGGCGCGGGCTTCTGCGTCGGCTTTTGTCGATATCGTGGTGCGCGCAGACTTCGCAGTCTTCGTCAGATTGTCAAGGCCCTCGCCCGACAGCTTCGTTGCCCATTCTTCCGTGCCCAGATCGGCGATAATCGCGTCAACTTCTTCTGCCGTAGTCGCCGCGTCAAGCCGCCCTTCAAAGTACGTCTTCGCTGCTTTCTTCGACCACGTGTCAACAGCCGCCGCCTTTGCCGTGGCCGGAATGTTCGAATTAGAATTGATGACGTCAACACCCTGTTGCACCAGCGTATCGTAGTCGCCGGGCGCTAGACGGATGCGGTTGTCAAGGCTGACAAGCGACGTGTTCAACTGGTTTGCAGAGTGTTCTGCGGCGATGCCAAATTCGTACGTCGCAGAACGCGACGACACGTTCGGCAAATTGCCCATCATGCGACGCTTGTATTCCGCGCGCGCCTTGTCGTCTTCGATCAGTTCTGCCTGTTCGTCAACGTACGCGGTGTATTCTTCAACAACACGGTCCTGATACCCCGCGCCGTCTGCACCCACTTCGTTTCGCAGCGCGAGTTCACGCGACGTAAAGTCAGATTGCGCGACGCGGTTCGCAACGTCTTCGTCACGTTTCTTGTCTTCACGCGCTTTCAGGCCAGCGCCAAACTGTTGCAGCCCGGTTCCAAGCGCCTGCAAAGCTTGTGCCTGCGGCGCACCGAACGCCGCTGCCGACGCCGTGGGCGACGGGATACCCTGCATGGTACGTCCGCTGCGCGCCGCTATTTCCGAAGTGACTGTTGGGATACGTGGCATTACGCAGTCCTCGCAAGTACGTCGCCGACGCCGCCAAAACCGACGCCAAGCGCGCCCGGCAACGCGCTGCGCTTGTAGTTACGTTTTTCAGCGCGTGACAGGGCGGCACTCTCTGACAGCCCAAGCATTTGAAGCGCGCCCTCGCGCCCGCGAATACGGCCTTCGTACTCGATACGCTGCGTATCTGTCTCTTGTTCAAGCGCCGTGTCGGTCAGCACGTCAAGCGGCGACCCTGCAAGTTCAACACCAGACGCACCGTACGACGCGCGGATAGACGCCATAACCCGCCTGTTTTCACGGCGCTTGTCTTCTGCGTCGATACGTGATTGATCAAGCACCGCCTTACGGTTCTGGTCGGCCACCGTGCGGTCGCGGTCTGCAACTCTCGCGTTGTAGTCTGCCGCCGCCGCGTTGGCCTGCGCGCTTTGGTAGACCCCGAATGCACTAAGCACCGTGCCGCCGATAGAGAAGACCGTTGCTAGGGACGCCAGCGCCGCCATGTCAATCCCTCACCAGCGCGTACATGTATTGGTCTTCGCCGTCGGTCCCGTACGCGCGCATCGGTTCCGGCGTTTCCAGCTTCGCGCCGAGAAGTCGCGCGAAGCGTTGACCCTCAACAAACGTCGCGTCAACCGTCACTTCGATCCTACGCCACGGTGAGAGGGCAGCGACGCGCTTAACCTTACGACTTATCGTCAGCATATGCGGCCCGGCCAATTCTGACAAGAGCATCCACGCCACCGCCCGGTGCGGGTGTACCGGCAGAAGCCCGGCCATCCCAAGGCAGGCCGAACGATGCCATGCGGTGAGCGCCAGAGGGCTTTCCAGCAGTTCTGCGGCCCCTGATCCTAGCAAGACGGCGTGATCGCGCCTCTGGCCCGCCTGCGGCACCAGATAACCCAAGTGCCCGGCTCGGAAGGGGGTGAAAGTTACGTCGGTCATCTGTCTTGCGTGTGAAGCTGCGGCATGATCGCCGCAACATTCAGCGGCAAAGGCGTTTCCTTTGGTCGCATGAACTTCACCTTCCCGTCAAGATCGTAACCGGGCGCGGCGGTGATCGGCTTCAACGTTCCGGTGTACAGCGCCACGTCTTCGATAAACTCTGTACGCGTCTCGTAGATAAGCGGCTCTAGAACGAAGTCCCCTTTCTCGTGGTTCCACACGCCGATTTCACCGCCGTAGCTGCGCCATACGTGCGTCGCGATACTGTGAATGCGCTTCGTCTTGCCCTGCGCCGTTCCGTCCGCGCCGCCCGCTTCGATACGCGGTATGACAACGTACGCGTCAAACCCAAGTCCTAGCAGTACCGACGACGCAGCAAACGGCAATTCGACAGAACCGCCTACAACGCGCAACGGTCCTACAGGTTTGACGTCTGCCAGACCGTACACGTCTTCGCCTTCAAGGTGATGCAGTCCCGCGATGACCGTCGTTTCTGGACCTTCATAGCGTAGCGCGCAATCCACAAAATGCGCGTCTTCGACTTCCATGTTGAAGTCCCAGAAGCGCGTCAAACGTTCGATGAAACGCCGCGTTTGGCCGTTAATCGTACGACGCACGGATGCCCATAGCGCGTCTTGCAAACCGTCGGCTTGTGGCACCACGGCGATACTTTCGACCACGCCACCCGACAAGTTGTGGCCGTGCCAGCCTACAACTCCTTCGTCGCGATTGTACGTCAGTCCGACAAGGCTACCATCAAAACGCCGCATCCACACGATACTGTATGGTTCTTGCGCGTACGCCATTTCTTTGAACGGCAACGCGCCGATATGGCTCGCAAGTTGCGACATGGACGGCGACTTGTAGTTGTCAGCCTCGTAGACGAAGGCGAACTCACGTACGGCGCGGCCACCGCGCTGCACGTAGAGCAATTGGCTGTCAATACGTACAGGTTCCACGAAGTCGCTTCCGCGCTGCGTGGCGCGCTTGGCATCTGGGTTGCGCGCCGTCAGCGCGTCGCCACCCTTGCCTTTCAGCGAATATTCTTCCGAACCCGTACCGATAAGAAGCCCTTTATCGTCGCCGCTAATCCACCGAACGCTTGACAGTTTACGTGAGTTCAACCGGAACACCATCGCGCTGTCGTCCAGCACCACGTTTTGACTATCCGTTTGGCTAAACACTTCGTAACCGCCCGTCACTGACGACACAATCAGGTCGGGAAACGCGGTCGATCCGCCGCACCAAATTCTGTCGTCAAAGAACTCTGCACAGTGCGGCCAACCTGTCGTGTTCGACCAGTAACCTAGTCGCCATTCGCGCATCGCGGCGACGCTTACAAGCGGTTCGCCCAACAATTCCACGGTGACTACGGTTGTGGATACCACGACGGTAATCTTCACCGAACGCCACGCGCCGTCTGATCCACGAATGCGGATAAGACGCCCGACGTCTGTCGCCAGAAAACCTTGGTCGTTGTTAATGCCCGTAACCGCATCTGCCGTAAGATTGAACGTTGCACCTGCCTTGCGGATTGTTAGGCGCGCGACGCGCGGTTCAATCAATCCGTTCCTATAGCACGCGAGTACGCGCAGCCTGTATTTCGAATAGGACGTCGTATTTGGTATCTGAATGAACGCCGACTTGCTTCCGTCGTACAACACATATTCGTCTTGCCGGTCGAGTTCGATCCACGCGCTTCCGTTCCATCCTTCAAACGCGAACTTCGACGGTGCGTAGTCCTTTGACGCATACGTCGTGTCTTGGTTGTCACGCGCCAAATGGATTGTGTATCCGTCAGCCGCAAACGGCACAGCAGGCGTTACTTCCAAGATGCCTTTCTGCTGTTCGTTAGAAGCCCAATATGTTTCTTCGTCACCGTCGAACGCCTTGTACGCGTTACCTGTCGGCAGTGAATACGTGATGTTGCGCTGCAAAAAGTTTACAGGCGAACCGACTGTGCCAGTTATCGCCGGGCGTTCGGACGACGCAGCGGCGGTGTCAGGCCCGGCGACGTTGCTAGTCATAGTCGCAATGCCGTCACCCCTAGCCGAAGGTGTAAGCTTCGTTGCCGTCTCGTTGATCGGCATGTAGGGGCCGTCCTGAAAATTGTAGTCTTCAAGACGCCAGTCGTAGTCGCCGAACCGGGACAGCTTGCGCGGCTTGCCGTACGTGAAAAGGTACACGACGTTGATACTTTGCAGCGGGCGAAGCGCCTCGCGCTGCGCTTCCGAGTATGCACACGCCACGTGATACACTCTCGACACGTCGCCATTTTCAATCGCGTAAGTCAGCGGCCAAGACGCTTCAAGAGTGTACGTCGTGCTTACCTTGTTCGTCACGCGCAGCGGGACGCCGTTCAAACCCAACGTCGCCGACATGCCAGACAGAACAACGTCGTCACCGATGTTCGCGCCAAGCGTGGCCGACGTGAACACGATAGGAAAGCCGGGCAGCGACGTAACGTTCATGTCGCCGACCGCCGCGTAAGTCTGCAACCCGCCTTGTTCGCTAAAGAAACGAATACGGTCGCTTGCGAACTCTAACACACGAACTTCTTCGCTGGAAAACACAAACGGCACCATACGCGAATATTCGTCGTGGCGCGCCGCGTCAGTTACAAGCATCGTTCCCGAACGTCCGACTGCCGGTCCTTGCGGCGCGGCGATGTAATTGTACATCACTTCTGCCGACGAAGGATAACGATCCAGATCGGGCCTGCCGCCCATAAGATCGGAAAACTCGCCCGCGTTGAACGAACGAATAGCGGGTGACGCTTTGGCCATGGTTTAGTACCTTGACGTGAGGAACGCGTATTGGTCGTCGTCGCTCGTGTTGTCTTCCGCGCCTATGGTGTACGCGTTCGCACGTCCCGCTTCCGCCACCGCGTCCCGGTACAGGTTGATAGCGTCGGCTTTCTTCGTGTTCGATTGCGTCACATACTCTACGCATTCGGTGGCAATGCGCCACGCCAACACTTCCACGAACAGCGGGTCAAACTCCGCTTCGGTCGCGTTCCTGATGTAGTCGATACGAAGTTCTTCATAGGCGCTGAGAATGAACCGTCCGCTTTGCTTCCACTCCGAACGCTTCGTACGGATAGGACGCAGGCAATCGTTCGCCATCGCGAATTTGTATGGACGGTCGCCGAAGTCCAGCGTTTCCGTCCGCGTGCAAAGGTAGTTGTGTTCGGTCGCAAAGACCCACCGACGCTTCGCGATTTCGGTACGCTTCCACGTCGGGTATCCGTCGGCGACGTACCGCGCCAGCGATGTACCGGGCGGGTCAATACGTTCGACGCGCGACGACGATATCTTGCCAAGTCCAAGGTTGATGACTTGAAGCGCGGTGTACATATCGTCGTCGCTTTCTGCTTATTCGTACAGATACGCCAGCAGCACCTCAACGGTGATACCAGCCGGGAACGTGCCGCCCAACACCGTCGCGTAGATCAGCACTTCGTTCAAGCTGTACATGTCGTACTTCATCGGCACGGCAGCGGCGGTCAGGCCCCACTGGCGCTGCCCGGCAGCGGCCACGTCAAGCCCGTCGATCAGCGCGTCGGGGTCAGCGGCTTCCACCGCTTCGCCGGGCGGGCGCTTCATGAACGCGTCATAGCCGACGTCCAGCGTGCGGCCAGCGCCAAAGACGCCCCAAGCGATGTACGACATCGGCATGATCAGCCGCTTGCGGCCCGCAGGAAGCCAGAGAAGGGCAAGCGTCGAGTTGGCCGCGACACCGCCGACGGGCGACGTCACCTTGCCGTACGCGTAGCGCAGCTTGCCGTGGTCATCAATCGGATAGCGGCGATAGTCAGCCGCGAGTTCGGCGGCGTCAACCGTTTTGCCAGTAGCACCAGACATGATAGTGTCTCCATTCGACAATGTGTGTTCGTGGGAAGCACGTACACGTGAAACCGGCGCGCGTCATTGCGCGCCGGGTAGTCCGACGTCTTACGACGGCGTGCCAGTCTCCACGGCTTCCACCATGAACACCTTGTCTTCATCAAGCCGCGTCGCGCCGCCCGTGAAGGTCGCGTGCGCCTGCTTGATGTTGTTCTTGTCGGGACGCGGGCTGATGATGACCGAAAGGCCGTCCCACGAACCGTAGTGCATCCCGTCGGGCACCCACGCCGGGCACTGGCGGATGGTGGCAGGACCGGCGACCGCGTTCGTCGGGATGCCCTTGCCGTTCGTGGACACGCCGTTGTCTTCGTACGGCACGAACACGAAGCCCATGAACTGCGACACCTCACCGTCAACCAGCGGCTTGACGGCGTTGTAGTCGTTCGACCCAACGGCAACTTCGCCCAGAAGGTCGTCGGTCTGTTCAGCCGTCACGGCGATGTACGGTTTCACCGTCCGCAGGTTCAGGTGGCGCTTTTTCATCAGCTTGCGCAGCGCGCGCAGCTTGGCGACGGTGAAGCGCGTTCCACCGTGTGCCACGGTGTTCGTCGCTTTGAACACGGTGTTGGTCGTACCGTCCTTGCCCGTCCGCGCCGTGGCGAAGAACTTCGCCATGATGATTTCGTCCATCTTGCGGGCGGCGGCTTCGCGCATCCGTTCGACGTACGGCGACGTCGGATCGTAGATCATCTTCAACGTGTCCAGACGGTCGATGAAGATGGCGCAGTCGTACTCCGTCCCGCTGATCCAGCGTTGCGTGTGTTCGATTTCCGTCACCTTCGTGTCGCCGTACGGCGTGTTGCGTTCCTCGAACTCCACCGGGCCGAGGAAGTTCACAACCTGCGCGCGTTCGCCGCTGTACGAAGCGTTCGACACGTAGGCCATGAGAAGACCGCCCATCTTGGCGAGGGCGGCGGTCACGTTCGCCGTGTACATCTTCACGTGATGTTCGGGAACGCTGTAAGTGGCAAGCGTTTCAGGCATTTGGTTTCACCCCTAGAATTGCGTTTCGCACCGATGCCAAGCGGAACGAGGGGTGTTCACCGGGGGTGGCCCTCAATGGAAGAAGGGTAGCCTAGCATGGCTACCCAACTGGATACACGTCCTACGGATAACCGTCAAGCCTAGACGCGCGAGTAGAGGCGTTCCATCAGCCTCACAGCTTCATCGTGTCCCGGATCGTTCTTGTTGAGGAAACGCTTCTGGAACGCTTCGTCGCCTTGCAGCGCCGTGATACGCGCCTGTGCTTGTTCCTTGTTCAACGTCTCCGGGTTGTTCGGGTCGGCTTGCTGTCCCGCCGTGAAACCGCCTTCGTCGGCCTTCCGGCCAATCGTCGCGAGAAGTTCAACGATGGCCGCTGCGCCAATGTGCTGTTCGACAGCGTTGACCAGATCGGGTGCGATACCAAGCGCCGCCATGGCGCGCCGTCCAGCTTCCTTGTTCTTGTCCAGATCGCCGCCCCACTTGGCGTTCAACGCTTCGATAGCCTGTTGGTCCTGCTGCGCCTGCTGTTCCGTGAACTTCTGGTTCGCGTCCATCACGTACGCGTTCCACTTGTCTGACAGTGCTTGCGCTTGTTTCGTCGTCAAGCCCGCTTCGTAGAACGCAGGCTTCGCCCACGCAAGCATTCCGTCGTCCGGTTTGACACCCTCGGGGAACTTGAAGTCGTACTTGTCGGCACTCTCCGGGCGTCCAAGCTTGTTGTAGAACTGGTTCCACAATTCGGGCGGTGCGTCGGCAGCAGGCATCCCGATGACCGTCGGATCGCCCGTCTGCAAGCGCGTCAAGTTGTAGTTCGCAAGCGCGAGTTCGGCGGGATTTTTGTACCCCTTGGCCGACAGGTGCGCTTTGGCTTCCGGTTCCGGGATGAAGTCATGCCACGCCTTCGCCGCGTCGCCCTCGCCAATTTTCCACACGTCGTTCTGCCCGGCCCACGGCGCTTGTACGCCCTGTGCGGCGGCTGCGGCTGCGTCGCCCCCTGCCCCGGCCCCCGCGCCTTCACCTTCGAACGTGCGTTGAATGAAACCAATCTTCTTCCACATGGTCGTTTCCCTAGTTTTGCGTTTCTGCGTACTTGCGGTACAGCGTATCAAACGTCAACTTGGTGTATTCGGTGATACGCTGCAAAACTTGTTTTCGCCCTGCCATTACGTCCTGCAACCGGGCATCCTTGAAGTAGTGTTCGTCACCGCGCACGAACCAAAACAAGTCCTGCATGACGAACTCAATGTCGCCGCGCGTCGGATTGCCTGTTTCGAATACGGCGGTGTACGCCTGTTTCATGCGGCGCATGTGCGCTTCGATACGCGCCGCGTCGGACTTTTCAGCCGCCGCTTGGCGTTCCTCTGCGGCTTTCGCAACCAGAGGGTCGAACAGGTCTTCGTCGCCTGCACCGTCAATAAAGTCGTCAACCTCTGGCACGTCGTCCACCCATTTCCGTTACGGTCTTTGCAGCCGACGCCAACGCGGGCGCGTTCTTCATCATTTCCGATTGTTCTTCCCGCGCGTTGCGCCCCTTACGCTTCGCCTTGATCTTGTCAGGGTCGGCCATCCAGCGGGCGGGCACGCTCATGTGTTCCGCGATTTCCGGCATCGCCGTATCGAAGTCGTAGTGGTCAAGAATTTCCATGTCCTGCGTCGCGTTCGCCACGCCCAACGCCATTTCCACCGAACGCATGAAGCCGCTGACTTCTTCGGCGTACATGCTGCGCGCCAACGGCGAAGTGTACACGACTTCGTATTCGCCTTCGGCTTCCACCAGTTCGGGCGGCATCTGCGGTAGCTTGCCCATTTCGTCGCAAATGTCTATTTCGCGTTCGATAGTCGGCCCGATAAGTTCGCTTTGGCCACGGCCCATCGTCGGCGCAAGCAGCGCGGCTTTCTCTGCCGTGCGCTCCATGACTTCCGTAGCCGTCATTTCCGGCGTCTCTGTCAGGATTTGGAACAGCGTGACAAAGAAACTGTCTTCGACGTCGCGGCGTTCGTCGGCAAGCAGGTTTTCCGCCACACGGAAATTGCCCGTTTCCATAGCCTTGACAAGCTGCCTGCCCTGTCTGTCGATAGCGCCGTAGTTCACCGCGCCGGGCCGTTGATCGAACTCGCCGTTCATCGTGTTGTCGTCTGCCGCCAAGATGACAGGATCAACCGCCTTGTTGCCTTGCTTCAAGACGGTTTTCTTGATTTGGCTTGCAGTGCCAAGCGCCGCCAGTGACAGCACGGCGGGCGAGTACCCATAGGCGTCACCGGCCACGGTTTCGGTGCGCGGTATCTTGTACGGCATGGAACGGTAGCCGGTTTCCTCGCCGATAATCGTCTTGCCCTTCACTTCAACGTAGCACGCGTGCCACGGATGACGGCGGCGGTCAATCGCCTGCGGGTCGTAGTCGTCGGCACGACACACGTAGTGAATGAACTCGAAGTACCGCGTTTCGTCGGGTGACGGCTTCGACGCTTCCGCCGCCATGTCAGGGGCCATCGGCACGCCGGGGAACTTCTCTTTGAACTGTCGTACGTTCAACCAGAAACGGCGGAACACGATGGACGTCTCGCCGTCGTCGTCCACCAAAAAGAACACGTCGCGCATGGAACACGCCACGTACTTAAACCCGCCCACCGGGTTGTGCAGCGACACGCGCCGTTCACCGATGTACACCGGGCCACTTCCGTACACGCCCATAGACTTGTAGACTTCGTTCATGCTGATTTTGAAACGCGCCTTCGGGTCGTAGCGCATCTTGAACAGCAAGTTCGTCAATTCGTCAAAGTACGCACGCACGCGCGCTTTCTTGCGCAGCGTCGGGTCCGACGCCATCAACCCGTGCCACTTCTGGCCGTCGGGCGTGATCAGTCGGTTAAGCACTGACGCGTATTTCAGAAGACTACGCGCACCTGTCGTGTCGTAGGACACGCGGCGCGCCGCCTCTGTCTTGGAGTTCGAAGGGGCAGGACCGTCTGTCAGCCAAGCCGAATACTGCGCCGGGATGCAGTGGGCCGCTGCTGATCGCCAGCCCGGCTCGTGCGGCTGGCGTAGCTGCTTGGCCTGTTCGTACTGCTTGACGATACGATCCGCGTCCAACGGCATGTCAGCCCCCCGAGGCCCCAGCGGCCCCAAGGAAGCGCAGGGCGACCGAGGCGGGTTGACCACCGCCCGACGCCCCAAGGAACGTGGACGCCCGGCCACCGCGCTTGAAGAACATGCGCCGCTGTTCTGCCGCCAAGTCCGCTGTCTCGCCCGTGCTACGTTCTGGCGCGGGTGGCGGCGGGTCGGGGTACTGCACCGCTGGCATTTTGGGCCGTCCTACCATGCTTTGCCTCATTCGCCTAAAGGGTCTTCTTCCACTTTGGCCAGTCGGCCACGGGTGTTGGCGGCGTGCAGCTTGTTGATGTCGCGACGCGCCACCCTCGCCGCGAATGTGAGCATCAAGCTATCGGCTTCGTCGGGACTTGGCAAGCCCCTGTCAGCCATGTCCTGCTTGCTCTCCATGATCATCTTTTGCGTCTGTTTGTTGTAACCGTAACGTATAGACGTCAACTCTTTCGCCAAGTTGTCGCAGTGTTCCGGCAACACGCCTTCATCCCACAACCACGTACGCAGCGTGTCGTACCATTCAGCGCGGTTGTTGTAATACTTTGCTGGAATGCTTGACGGCGCGCCGGGCCAAACTTCGATGACGGGATATTTGCGGTGTTTCAATAAGTCGATAAGTCCCGTCGTCGGTCCCGTGCCTTCAACGATAATCGCGTCGGGTCGTGTTCTGTCGGCTTCACGTGATACGACACGAAACGCTTCGATACTGTTCATACCGCGAAACTCTAGTGAAGGCAGTGACCGCGCGTCGCGACCTTGGCGGTACGATATACGAAACTTGTCGCCGACAGGGGAACGCGAACCGTCCACGCCCATAATCAGCGCCGCGCCGTTGTCGCCCCAATCCTGTCGCGCTTTCGCCAAATTTACCGCTTCCATCGGAATGAACGCGTCGAAGCTAGTAATCGGCGGCTTACCCAAAATACGTACACGAACTTCGTCGCTTTCAATTCCGTACTTCGTGATAATGTCTTGCAGTGCATTCTTGTTCGTCAGTCGTACCGAACGGCTGTCCACGTTCTTTGTGACGTAAAGATCAGCATGTTTCTCGAAGCAATCCACGAACTCGCCGTCAGGCCGCGTCATGTTTCCGAACGCAAAGAAGAACGCTTCACCGTCTGTTAGCGCCCCGTCGGCGACTTGCCACACTTTCGAAAGCACGCCAGACGCTTCGTCAAATACCACAAATACCGTTTTGCCTTCGTTGTGCAGACCGGCAAAAGCTTCGGTGTTGGTTTCGCTAACCGTCGCAGCCGTCGTACGATAGTTCTTCTGCTTGTCTTCGGGATACGCCGCAAAGCTAAACGTCGTAGCTGTCCAGCGAAACCAGTGATTGTTGATCGCCAGATTGTGCCACTTCGCTAGTTCCGGCCACGTTTTATCCTCTAGCTGGAATTGCGTACTGGCCGTCACGGCACCCCGTGTGTCAACCCGCGTGCTCATAAGGAAATAGATGACCCACGCCACCAACGCCGACTTGCCGACACCGTGGCCTGATCCGACGGCAGACCGCCAGACCTTTGTATCCATGCCGAACTCGCGGCGGATATTGTTGTTCTGGATATGCTCACCGAGTTCAATCAGCAAGTCGCGCTGCCAGTCTTCCGGCCCTTTCTTGTCGGCAAGCGGGTTCGGTGATCCGTCGGGCAACGTCGGCACACCCCACGGGAACACCGCCATAACGAAGCCGTAGGGGTTGTCGTAGAACGTGGCGATAAACGTCGCTAGTTCTTTCTCTTTCGCAATGCTCAAACCGCTGTTGCGCGCCATGCGGTTTACCCCTACATTTAGCGGCGAAAGGACCGCGCTATGTCTCTGGTGTACGACTACTACAACGCCGTACTATATGTGATCGACCAAATCGGTCAAGGCCGCACCCTGACTGCGGCTTGCGACATGGTGCGCCTGTCCATCCCGGCGTTCAAAAAGTACGTCAATGACGACGAAACGCTGACGGAACTTTACGAAGACGCCTTGCAGCGCGGAAACGACGCGCTTATGGACGCGCTGCTTGACGTCGATACCCACGCCATCTACGGCAACACCGACAGCAAAATGGCCAAGGTGCAGTCGGACAATATCAAGTGGGTTCTGGCAAAACGTGATCCGGGCCGGTTCGGCGACAAGATCGAGATTAAGCACGAAGTGTCGCTTGACCGCGCTATCACCGATGCACTTGTCATGGCGAAACAGCGTTCCGTCGCCGCGTTGCCCGCGCCGTCGCAGATCGAAGACGCGGTGTTGGTGGACGAAGACGCCGAATTGCTACACCAGCTTATGTACGGGTAATCTTCGTTGCCTTCGCGTCGCGCGGCTTGAAAGCGATTGCTTTGTCGTGCAGCGCGACCGCCTGAACGCGACCTTCCGCGTCGGCTGTCTCTTTCGACAACGCCTCAAGGTTCTGCGCGGCTAACGCCGCGAGTACAGGCTCCGCCGTCCGGTCGTTAAACGCGAATTGCGTAAACTGCACGCTTGGCAGCGTCTTCACCAAGGCTTCGTACGCTGGATCGTCTGCCAAGTGCGACAAATATACACGCGTCGCGTCTGTCTTGAAGCCTGCACGTCTGGCGGGCATGGAAAATTGTTCGTCGCCGTAACCGGCATCTGCCAGCGTCTTGTTCGCCGCCGTCGAGTTCGCCAACGTCACCGAAGCGATAATGCTCATAGCGGCACCTCTGCCATAAGCGCGCGGATGGTAGCGCGCTGTTCTGTCGTCGGAACGAACGGCAGCATACACACGTCGCCGATGTACCCACTAAATCGGGACGTCGAGTATCGCCCAAACTGCCCGGCGAGGCCAGCGGTGTTCTCACTGTTGCCCGGCGTTCCTGCCATCGTACCCGACGCGACAAGCACGCCGTTAACCCATCCTTCGATAGCGCCCGTCGCGTAGTTGTTGATTTGTTCAAGGACATGCGTTTGGTCTGACACGATGACGCCAGCCGCGCACGTGATGTTGGTAAGCGCGTCGGCGTCAAGGCGTTTCGCGCTAAACTGAAACGTGCCCGTCGCACCAACGATACCGGCGTGGCGGTGTATGGTTCCGCCGCTGCCCGTGCTGAAAAAGTACACCTGATCCGAACCGAGCGTGCCCGTCGGCTTGAACGCCATGCACATGTATCCGCTCGCGACGTCCTGCAACGTGTCAAGCGGCGCGGGCGACGCAAGAATGTCGTCGCTGTTGTCATACAGTTCGGAACCCCCGTTGTACACGGGACGTGTTGACCCCGCGCCCGTGAACATGACGGTCCCGCTGCCGTACTTCGACACAATGCGCCCTACGGGTTGCGCCAGTGCAGTAACGGGCGTCAGACCCGTGTCGTCCTGAAACTGTGTCGCCATGTCCGACTTGCGCAGCAACCAGCCTTTCGTCGTGCCGATGATGGTCGCCACTTGTTCTTCGAGCGTCGGCCCGCCGCCGCCCGGCCCGTTGTACTCGTACAGGATTGGGTTGCCCGCGCCGTCGCGGATAGGATAGGTGTCTGCCGGGCCTTGGGCTGCGGCAATGATCACGTTGCCTGCCTTGTCGAGTACGGGATACACGGTGTCCGGTCCTTCCGCTGCTGCGATGATGACCTCACCTGTGCCGTCAAGTACCGGGTAGTCAGGCATGGCCTATCCCCTGCGTTATCTGCACAACGTATCCCACGAAAAAGGCCACCCGGTCAAGGGTGGCCAAGTCTATGAGACAGTCTTCCAACAGGAAGGGTCTTCCCGTCCCTCGCTAGGACACCCCCTATCTACACGACGGCAGGCAGGTCGTCAATGGACCCGTGCAGGGGTTGGGCCAAGCGCCGGTTCAAGGCGGCGTTCGCCTCGCGCAGTTCGTCGGCGCGCGTGTTGGCCATCAGCAAGTCATGCTGCAACTGTTCGACCTTCGCCGCCAGTTCGCTTTCGTCGCCCGGCTGCAACTCGCGCAGCACGCCCGAGGACACGACGACATACCGCTTGCCTTCCACCACGTCACTGTGCGTGCCGTCGCCGTTGTCCACCTGCCACTTTTCGAGCGGGAAGGCTTCACCGTCAGCGTGGCGCACAAAGGCTTTGCCCACCTCGTCGTACGTGTAGGTGTCAACACCTTCGACGTCCAGCGCGTGCCCCGACCCTTGCGCCTTCCGCGCCATCGACACGCCCGCTTCAAACGCGCCATCAACGATGACACCGTTCGCGGGCATCCCGTCGCTTCCGTACAGGTAGATATCGGTATCCCCCGTGTTCTGCCCCGCCGCGTCTTGCACCGGCTCAACCATCACGCCAAGCCCGGCACGCTCCACCCACATATCCGCCGCACTCTGCGCCGGGGCCTGTTCGGTCGCCACGTCGCCCACACCCGCCGTCAGATCGGCAAGCTGCTGTTTCAGCGTCGCCACTTCGTCAATCAGTTCGTCTTTCGTCGGCATTGTCTGTCCTTTCTGTTGCAACAGAGAGGCCACCCTACCGCGCGTCTGCCGCCTAGTCAATACGCCGTAGGCCGATTTTCCAGTTGTACACTTTGTGTAAGCGTCGTCCTTATCGTACGCACGGGTGCGGTCGTTGTACACTCTGCGTGTGTTACACACTTTGCGGGCAACTTGTACAAACTGCTGCGGATTTGTACAAACTGCTGCGGATTTGTACAAACTGCTTGTATAATTTTTGAGGGTGTGTTGGCGAAACGGCGCGTTTCGGGGTCTCACGCGCGAAACGCACATCGCCCCCCACCCCCGGCCCTACCCCCACCCTTGTCGTACAATGCGTGCAAATTGCCCTTGTTGACATAATAACCCTTATCGGACAATGGAATGCCAATGATATCAATGACTTAGCGTTGTGCTAGTCGTGCATATCGTACAGTTACACACGCTGCGGCCACCAGATCGGGCCAATCCACCCTTATCTGTACAACGTGTACACTGCATAAGTCGCGCAATGCGTGCACATGAGACGAATGCGGTAGGAGTGCGTTCCGCAATTCGTCCGATTAGATAGTGTTGTACAATCAGCCAATGCAATTGAACCCTAATTGTACACTCTGCCTAATTGTACACACTGTACAACATGTTAAAAGCATTCACATAGGCCG